GCACGGGTTAAGGGATTTGCACCACCTTACAGTCATCATACTTCTTGGCTGCGCTACCAAGTGTGCTTCTCTATACACCAAACCCGTATTTTTTACTGTATTATAAAAGTACTAAAAGATCTTGACAATTATCAAACTATCTTTTTAGTGGCGGGTATAGTAGGGATCGAACCTACGACCAACAGATTAACAGCCTGCTGCGCTACCAACTGCGCTATATACCCAAATTTATGTGGAACTATCAAGACTCGAACTTGAATTACCTACGTATCAGGCAGGCGTGCTAAACCATTCTACTATAGTTCCATGTGCGGAAGATGGAGGTAACGATCCCCCTTGGGTTTTATCCCAGCCATAGCTTAGCAAGCCAGCCGATTACCTTTCTCGCAATCTTCCTTTTGGGGTCTAGCCCGGTATCGAACCGAGTTATCATGCTCCACAAACATGCGCTTCACCTTAAAGCTTCAAGACCCATATGGCGGAAGAGGCAGGACTCGAACCTACACACCGAGCAAACGATACCGGTTTTCAAGACCGGGGCGATACCAATTACGCTTTACCCTTCCAAAATAACCACTACCTATCGGACGTCATCTTTAACCTTTTGGGATCCTAACCTCTCGGTCTCTAAAGGCTTGTGGTTATTGTAGTCGCTGATGGGATCGAACCACCATCTTCGGGACCAAAACCCGACGTGTTAGCCTTTATACTAAGCGACTATGAGGAGCAGATACCCGGAATCGAACCGAGGCCTCCTACTTGGAAGGAAGGAGTACTACCACTATACGATATCTGCTTAAAGTAGTCCCTGTGAATTACGATATCACAACCTCTTGGATGTAAGCCAAGTGCTCTCCCGTTGAGCTAAGGGACTAAGTATATTATTATTCGACTTTACTCACTTATAAACCTAAAACATTTGCAACTGAATTAGGTATTTGTCAATTTATTCTGTTCTTAGCTGTGAGACTAATAATATTGTGGACCGTTCCAGATTCGAACCGGAGACTCCTGCGTGCAAGGCAAGTGTGTTAGCCAACTATACCAACAGCCCATTGTGTCTAGATGAAAGGTGACGATCCTTCCTAGTCTTGCTCCCAAAGCAAGTGCCTCACCAACTCGGCCACATCTAGATATTTACTTTCCAATATGTCAAAGATCACACTGAGGTCGATATAGGACTCAAACCCATGTGGCAGGTTTTGCAGACCTGCGCCTAAATCACTCGGCCAATCGACCTTACTGTACCCTCAAAGAGATTCGAACTCCTATCTCCTGGTCCGTAGCCAGACGTTCTGATCCTTTGAACTACAAGGGCATTCTGCGCGCACGTAGGGACTCGAACCCTCATCTTTGGTTTTGGAGACCAATACTCTAGCCAATTGAGCTACGCACGCATTTTTTATTATAGATCCTTTATGAACTCACTCACAAGCCTTTTGTTCTCTGACTCGTCTCCGTCGTATCCTCCTGTGCTGAATACTGACCCTTCACGATCTCTGTATTTGAGAGAAGATACTGATGAGGACTCTAACTGCAACTGACCTTCGAATCCGTAGCAAGAACAGTGTGATCCGTGTATTTCAAATAGCCCCCCTGACGTCTTGTCTCTCAGAAGGAAGAACGATCTCGAATCGCATCCCCAAGAACCTATAGACTCATAAGCTATGAGGACTTCTTTATTTTCAAGATCCGATCCGTCACCTTCTCCGTATTCCTGTGTGAGACGCTCTATGATCTCGAATTCTGTCTTGCCTTGAAGATCTCCTAAAGTTAGTACGCTTGTCATATTATCTGTATTTTCTTATGAGTTTAAAAAGCTCTCGTATGTCTGTGAATTTCAATGTTTGTCCTGGCTTTATAGGAATGAACGCTATCGTAAATCCGTGGTTGCCGCAAAAGTAGTCTTCCTTCTTTATCCTGTTACCGTTCACGCTATCAACATATATCCAAGGAAAATTGCCTGCGAGTTTTACTTCTATCCCGAGTCGTTTCATCCTGTCTATGAATACCGTCAATATGTCTCTCTGCTTCATTTCCTATTGCTGTTTGGTATGTTATAAAAGTAAACAAAATAATCGACATTTTAAAGCTTTTTGACGTATCATTTGTTTTTTTACTGTGCGCCCGGTAGGGTTCGAACCTACGACCCCCTGGTTAAAAGCCAGGTGCATCTACCAACTGAGCTACGAGCGCATTCTTTGAAGTTTGCCACCCGTGTTTCAGAGCAGCGCTATCGTTTTCGTTTCATTTTCGTGTTTTTGTGTGGTAATGAGGAATTCCGAGATCCTGCCTACGGTGCTTCAAACCGCCGCTCTGCCATCTGAGCTACATTACCGTAAATTAAAAAAGCCCTGAGAGTTTGTAGTTCCCAGGGCTTTTGAAGTATGATGTTTTATGTTTTATCTGCTGTCAGCATCATGTTGCCCTGGTTTGGATCTAGGTTTGTCCTGCACGTTATTGATCGTACTAAAACAATAGCCTATCGAAGTCGCTTGTGTGCGGCCCGCTTGCCAAAGGTTTGTATGTATGTTACTGAGTTGCATTTTTATATAAAATCTGGATTAGTTAGTTGTAGCTGCTGGAGCAAGGCTTGTTGCAAGTGCCTCAAGTGAAGTCGTTGCTGCTGTGATCGATTGAACCAAAGTATCTGCCTCTGCTGATGTAATTGCACCTGCTTGAGCTGTTTGGAATGTTTTGATTGCACTTTCAACTGTTTCTGCTGCTGTAGTAAGCGCTGCTGTTGCGTTCTGAAGATCTGTAAATGTTGCCATAATTTTTTTTCTTTTTAGGAATTTTTTTAAAAAATACATGATGTATATCTATAAATATCTTATTATTAATGTAAATCGAATTCTTGGGATAAAAAAGTTTATTTTTTGAGTGGGTATATCACCTCTGCGATCTTGCTCTCTGAACTTGATTTGACCTCGAAGTCCCCGATCTTGAGAGACTCAAAGTGTTCATACACCCTAGCTTCACTCTCCGTTACCGATTCGGCATCGACCAGGTATTTCACCGTCTCTTTCTTTGGCTTGTCTTTGTTAGGATCTATCGTCCTGAACTCTACTTTTACTTCAAAAAACATATGCTTTTGGTTTTGATTATACTATGAATGTACGTCTTTTTGCCGATCTTGAGAACTTTTAGTCCTGAGTGACCGTATATTTTTTTCCTAGCTTTGTTATGGCCTCTACTGCCTCGTGCAGCTCGATCCTGAAGAACTCCCTGTTGTTGGCCACCCTGTACGAGTCCAAGTACTGGTGGATCTCTTCTTCTAAGAACTGGGCCTCATGACATTTGAAGCTGTACTCGACTTTGAAAGGAGACGCTACACCTGTCGCGTTCGATATCTGGTAGGCTCTCTCCTCAGGCGTGTTCTTCGTGTACCCTATCTTCAAGAGCCCTGGCATAGTTGGGTTTGAGAGCACGTATATCCAATACCTGCCTTCTCGACCTGGACCTTGGAACGCCTTCTTCCTGGCTGTGTAGTACTTGACCTCGTCCCACTGCCTGCCGTCTTCTCCTACTGGAAGAGGGGTCAAAGTATAATACTCCACAGGGTAGCCAAGCAAGTCATCCTCCTTTGAGATGTAGGAATCTGCCTCTTCTGTTGTTATACGTTGTATCTTTATCATATGATTTTTACGATTTGAAATCTAAGTTCATTGAATAAAATGTAATGAAAATCCTCTCTAAACATCTCATCAACTTCACTTTCGATATTAAGATCTAGCTCTACGGTTATCGATCTTCCTATGGCTTTAATTGCCAAATTAGTCATCCCTATCGTTTTCATTTCCCATCGTCGATTATGAGGTATATACAAAGCATTATCAGAGGTATTCCCCACCAAGACAAGCAAACCATTACCAGGCACTCTATCAGCAGGCCGAACTTGAAAGCGCGGAGGGCAGTCGTACCGAAGTCAGAACCCAAGAACGCACACATCAGAGGAAACCAAAAGAGCAAAAGCAGCACAATCAAAATTCTCAGTAACTGTCTCATACTAGCTCTCTAGTGTTACGAATGAACCAAAATGCCTATCGAACACCGAGACAAGATTCTCATAGTCTCCACTTTTCATCTCTTCGATTATCGGTTTAGGATCCACGTCCAGCTGTTTGGCGAAATCAGTAGCGTACGCCATCAGAACATATGCGTTGCCATCAGGACCAGTAAGGTCAATGATCCTCTCCTTTTGTGTCTTTTTACGTATCATATTTTTTAATTTTAGAGCTGTGACCTGAGCTGTGACCTGAGCTGTGACCTGAGCTGTGACCTGATGAGCTGTGAACCGAGCTGTGACCTGAGCTGTGAACCGAGCTGTGAACCGAGCTGTGACCAGAGCTGTGAATTGAGCTGTGACCTGAGCTGTGACCTGAGCTGTGAACCGAGCTGTGAATAGAGCTGTGAATAGAGCTGTGAATTGAGCTGTGAATAGAGCTGTGAATTGAGCTGTGAATCGATCTGCTTCATATCTAAATGTACGTCTTTTTTGTGAAAATTTTAAGCCATTCTCTAAAGTCCGGCCCAAACAGCCTATATAAGTCTCATATCCGGATGTGTATAAGTAATCTCATACAGAGAGTCGATGATCCCATAGAAACCAAACTTCTCTAGCTCGTCGTCTAAAAAAGTATCGTGCGTGGGAGGGAATACGTGTGATATTGACTTATCGCCAAAGAGTTTCTGTATGCTCGTGTATGTTTTCATGTTACATCCATTTTGGTGGTTTTGGAAACTCGGTGCTATCGTCCAGCATCACTGCGATCAAGACGCCTAGCCAAGATAGTAAAAAGCTCCCTATGCATACCGCTACCCTGCCCCAATCAGGAGAATCTCCGAATTTTCTTATCCACGTTCTTCTCATCCTGCGGTAGGCCAGCACAGAGCCGGTCAATAAAATCATCAATGTTATCATATGTTTTAAATTAATTGTGAAGTGATCATTTGGGACATATCGTAGTAAGGATCTAGGGCTATTATAATTGGAGATCTTCCTTCGAATATTAAAGACGCTTTGGGAAAAAGATCAGATAAGTCCCAAAATAAGTCTGTCTTTTTCATTTTCTTGAGTCTATGTTTAATGCGTTGACTATCTCCCAAAGGCAATCCCTAGTCGAGTTGAAGATGTTATCCTCGGTATACCACGCTGCCTCTACTTCGTCTTGCCCATACATGTCTTCGAACGCCGCGTTGATCCTTGGCGGAACTGGGTCTATGAAATATTTTGTCTGTTTCATATATACATTTTTCTGGGATACTCAAATTTTCCTGGGGTTTGGAGTCGGCTTTTTTGCTTTTTTGCCCAAAACCTGGCGGCCGGATCTGCCCTTCGAGTAAGTATGCCCTGTTGTTCATATCTAAATGTACCTCTTTTTTTGGTCATCATCACTCTTCTTCTTCAAAGTAGGGCTTTACCCACGGCGTCTCTCTAAGCATCCTTACATACTCATGTTGATCTTCTCTTGGAACACAGCCAAGCAGCGCTCTGGTCTGCTCATTGTCGTGCAATATAAACCCTCCGGTCATAAGGATCTGGCCGTCTTTTTCTATAACTGCGAAGCTATTCTTCTTATTCATCCTGTTAGCGAGCAGCGATGCCTCTTCGTATCCATTAGAAGAGGGGGGTGACGTGTAGTACTTTCATATGTTGTATATATTTTTTTGTCAGACGTTGAAAAATTCCCGTGTGCGTAAGTTTACCTTAGGCGGGGCCCCCCCTGCTAGCAGGCCCCTAGCACCATAAATGTGAGCCTTTGGCAGAATGCCAGCATCATGCTAGTGCGCCGCCTCCAAGCTGCCAGCTCAGAAGATCTCCGATACAAAAAAGGTACCGGCCCCGCCTCCTAGCTAGACCATCGCGCCCGTGTAGTACAGGTGCTCTTTTTCTATCATGTGTGTCGTCACGTGGCACTCCAGCTCTCTGAGCACTTGAGAGCTCAAGATCTCCTCTAGGGTGTCTACCAACACGTAGTCATCGAACCGCTGGCCTCCGTGCTCTTTCTTTATGCCTATCGAGTAGGTGATCTTGTCTTCTGTGGCTATCGCCGCCTGGTAGCTTACGTTCTTGCTCAGCCAATAGAGAACTGAGTCTCTGTCCATTATGCGTGTCATGCTGTTGTTGTTTGGTATGATGTAAAAGTACGCAATACTTTTTACATTTTTCATTTTTTGGTCGTATATTTGTTTTTTTAACGCATCACCTCTGACTCTATCCTCTTGGCGATCTCGTCTAGGTCGTCTGCTGAGACCTCTAGCCAGTATGTGCCAGTGGCGTACTCGTTGAATATCTTCTTTATCTGGTCCTGTATGGACTCGCTGTTCTGTGCGTTCATGCTGATCTGTGTTTGTGAGAGCCCAGGCCATCATCTGACTAATTCCTTGCCGCGCTCTTGGCCAGGTAGCCTGGGCTCCCATGTCTACATATGGCTCAGCGTACTACTGAGCTGTGAATTGAGCTGTGACCAGAGCTGTGAATCGAGCTGTGAATCGAGCTGTGACCAGAGCTGTGAATCGAGCTGTGACCTGAGCTGTAAATTGAGCTGTGAATAGAGCTGTGACCTGAGCTGTGACCTGAGCTGTGAACCGAGCTGTGACCTGAGCTGTGAATTGAGCTGTGACCTTATGTCTATCTGTTTCATGGTATTATGTTTTGGTAGTTAAATAAGAAAGGAGCGGACGTATATTTGTTTTCTTACTGGGTGATAATCTCGTCCACAATTCTTTTAGCAAACTCACCTAAGTCGTCTGCTGATATTTCTAACCAATACCTACTAGTCATATACGAAGTCGCATACTCATTAAAGATTTTCTTTATCTGGTCCTGGATGTATGCTTTCTGAGCTTCGTTGTTTGCTGTTGTCATTGTTGTTGTTTTTAGTACTAGATAAAAGTACGTAAAATAGTTGATACTTGAGCATTATTTCTCAGGTATTTGTTTATCGTATATGAAACATAACCACTATATCCAGTGAATAGCTGGAGTGCCAATTATCCAAAGTTGTGAGCTTTTTAACATATGACAGATCAAGCTCACTGTCCCATAATACAAATCCCTATCCTGTGGGCAGACTGTCTGTTGCTATTAGCTTCACTGTCGATAGTTGTCAGGTTAGGACATCG